AATGGAGCTATTACAAGTAATGGTAGTGGAAATTTAACTGCAAATACTATTACCGCCGCAGCAACGGTCCAAGTTACCAATGCTTTGGTTCAAGGAACACCAGGATCTGCATCACAGATTAATACAGGAGATCCTAATACTAAAGGTTTAATTATAAAAGGGAATACATATACTCCTGCTGGGATACAACCTAATTCAATTTCAGGACTTTATGCATGGTATAAAGTTGATTCTCTATCAGGTCTTACAAATGGACAATCAGTTGCTACTTTTCCAGATAGTGGCCCAAACGGATATACCTTAACAGGGACAGGAACTTATAATACAAATGTAATAAATGGTTTCCCTACTATTTCTTTTTCAGGGTCTCAATTTTTAGCTACTGTTTCTACAACAGTACAGGCCCAACCAATTACAATTATAATTGTATCAAAACCTCTTATCTATTCTGGTTCAAATTCTGATGTCTTTTCAACTTATTATGCGGCAGGTCCTGCTGAATCTTGTTGGTTTAGGGTTAATGCAAGCGGAAATTTTTTAGTTTATTCGGGGGCAAATTTAACTCAGAGTTCTCCTAGTAGTTCTACACAATTTCATATTTGGGGTGCTATTTTTAATGGTGGCTCATCATCAATGTATATTGATGGGACTTTGCAAGCATCAGGAAATGCTGGATCAAATGGAATTGGAACGTCAGGTTTAGCTGGCATTCGTTGGGGAGGAACCTCTGGTGGAGAGTATGGTGGTCAAAATGCGGAAGCTATTATTTATAATAGAGCCCTTACTAGTTTAGAGCTTGCAGGTGTTCAAACATATTTAGCAGCAAAATATGCTATTGGACAAAGTTCTCAGTCTATTTCGCAAGCTGTAAATTTAGAAGAAAACCAAAATTCTACAGGTCTGTTTCTTAGTGGAATTAATAATTTAGGTCAGTTTGTTCAAGCTATCTCATCTGGAACGCCTACAACTACTCCTGCATCAGGTACGACAGTTTATGATACAACTAATCATCAATTAGATATTTATGATGCAGGTGTTCCAACGTGGGAAAAGATTATAACTAATGCTCTTCCTTTAACAGGTGGTACTTTAACAGGATCATTAACTGTTCCAAGTGAAACTCTTTCTAATACAACTAATCAATTAGTTTTAGGTACAACTAATACAACTACAATTTCTGCTCCAGCACCTTCCTCTTCTTGGACACTTACTCTCCCTACTTCAGGCGGTACAAGTGGTTATTTCTTGCAGACAAATGGATCTGGTGTTACTAGTTGGGCTCAAAGTGGTGGAGTTGGCTATAGAGAAGATTATATAGTTGGGACTCCATTAAATAATTATACAGGCTCTTTGACAGTCTTTAATTTAGTTAATACTTATAATGTTGGTGGTCATATATTAATTGTTACAGAAGATGGAGATATTCAAGCATTAGGCTCAGATGCTGATTATCTAGAAACTAATAGTACTACAGTTACTTTTAATTATTCACTTGTTGCAGGTCAACGAGTTAGTTTTATATTTTCTCAACCAGCTACGTCTCCCACTGGAAATATTAATAGTGGTACTACAGGTCAATTAAGTATTTTTACTGCAAGTACTACTCTTAGTGCAACAGGCAATACTCTTACGTCTGGAGATATCTTAGTTGCTGATCCATCTGGTTATCCTAAAACAGGAATAACTGGAAGTATGAATAATACTAAGATTACAAATCTTGCGAATGGCACAGTAAGTACAGATGCAACAGCTTTTGGACAAGTATATGGAACTAGGATTCTTCAAACAGTTCAATTTACAGGAGGGGCTCAATCTACTGTTAGTGGAACTTCTTCATATTCTAATACTAGTTTGGTTGCTACAATTACTCCTTCATCAACTGTAAGTAAAATTAAAATTTCTGTATCAACAAATGGTATAAGCAATAATGCAGGATTGGGATATACATTGTATAGGAATAGTACTAATTTGGGTGATCCAATGGGGGGATTTGGTAGTATTGCTGATTTTGCTGGAACAGGAACTGTTGTTCTTCCAATTTCTTTTGTATATTTGGATTCTCCAGCAACAACTAGTGCAATAACTTATGCTTTAGCAATTGAGGGAACAGGTTCCCAGCCAGCAGGATCAGGACCCAATTTTAGTGCTCTATATGGAAAGCCCATAATTTTGTTAGAAGAGATTGGATAAAGTTTATAGTAGTGGCCACTTTGCAATCAAAAATTTAAGGAAAATAAATTATGTCACGAACACGAATTGATCCATCGTTATTAAATCCTATGAGTTCAAGTTTAAATATGAACTCTAATAAGATTACAGGATTGGCTAATGGAATGTCTAGTACAGATGCTATGGCTTTTGGACAATGCCATGTATTTCAGATCGTAAGTGCTACTAATACAACATCAACGCTTACAACTTCATCGTCATTTGTGCCAACATCTCTTACGGCAACAATTACACCCACTTCTTCAAGCAGTAAAATTCTTGTACTTGCACAAGGAGGTGTTGATACTCTGAATGCTGGTATTTCAGACTATGTTTCTATTTTTAGAGGAAGTACAAATTTAGGTGATTCAAGATATGGATTAGGGACATTAAATGGTATCTCTAGCCGTATATTATTTCCAGTAAGTTTAATGGCTTATGATTCTCCTGCAACCACAAGTGCTACTACTTACACAGTTGAAATTGCATCAGAGGGAAATCATACTTTTGCTTGGGGTTTTGGTTCTGCTATTCAAACTATTGTCTTAATTGAGGTTCAGTGATATGAATAATAATGATATTGCTAATGCACTAATGACATTAAGACCTGGAGCCCAGTGGGTTTTACAGGGCAATGATTTGTCAGGTTTACAATGGCTTGATACAACTCAGACTAGACCCACAGATGCAGAAATTACGGCTGCAATAGCTGCTTATGTTCCACCTCCATCTCTGCAAGATCAAATAGTAGCTTTGCAAGCTCAAGTGGCAGCATTAATAGCAGCACAATCTTTACAACCTAAAATTTAAAAGTAGAGGTAGATAACAATGGGTGACTCATTCCAAATTCTTCCTGATCAAGAGCAATTCGGTCCTAATTCCAGGGAATGGTATTTTTTATCCATTAGAAATAAAGATAAATGGATCTTGGAGCAAGGTGGAGAGCATATTCTTCTTTATAAGAGAAGGTATGAAGGTGTTCGTTGCCCACAATTTGATCCTATTCGTCATACTTCTGAGCAGCATTTAGATAAAATTTGTTATGGAACAGGCTGGATTGCTCCTGATGCAAATATGTCAGGTCCTGATATTGGTGGACCTTATTATGGATTTTTCCAGCCCATTGAAATTTTAGCAAGTCTTCTTCAAAGTGCTCCTGTTGATTTAGCTTTGACAGATTATGGTCAGCAAAGACTTTACAAACCTGTAAGAAATTGGGGATTATGGGAACCAAAAATTGATGTTGGCGATTTGATTGTACGTCGAAATAATGAACGATTTTTGATTACTGAGGTATTTCCTAAACGTTGGAAACATTTTGTTTTACATTTTGAATGGAATATGAGCGAGGTAGAAAGAGGTAGTATTTTGTATGAGTTACCGAATGGGTTATAAAAATGGCAATTAGATCATATTGTTGGTTGCAATAATTTTGATTTGAGTAAGGAAGAAGATAGGAAGAAATGTTTTCATTATACAAATATTAAACCAATGTGGTATAAAGATCATTTGGCTAAGAATAAACAAAGGATTAATAATGAATAGGAATCCATATTTAATTTTAAGACGTTGCAGGGATGCTACAATTTTGCAGCTTCGCCAGTTGTTTTCTCCAGCTAATAATACAGCAGTGCCAAATTTTCAATATGCCTATGTTGAATCTGCAGCCACTGGATATATTCAATTTTATGGTAATCCAGTTTTAAATGATACACTTACTATTGGAACTAACATTATAACTTTTGGTGTCACAGTTGTAATTGGTGCTACTCAACAAATTACTTTAGCAAATTTAGTAGCTTATATTAATGCAAATAGTTCTACATTATTAGTAACAGCAACAACTAATTCAATCCCTAATCAGATAAATTTGATGGCTGTTACAACTGGTATTTCAGGAAATTCTATTACTTTAGTTGTATCATCTAAAGTATTACGAGTGTCTGCACCCACTCTTACTCAAGGTGGTTTGTTTGATTTTGATAATTCTGATGTGTTCATTTCAGATGCTATTCCTCAAGATTATCAGGACTGGCCCTGTATAATTGTAGATACAGCAATGGCAAATGAGATTCGATATTTAGATAATGAGGGGAATTTTGAAGCAAAGAATTCTGCAAATGTTGTAACGAATTCTGAAATATTTTCCAGTCTTGTTGTAACAATTGTTATTAAAATTTATTCCATTGATGACACTTTGGCAAGAGATAACATTGCAGATTTAATTTATAATAACCTTTCAGAAATAAGAGATGTCTTGGCAGTAAATGGGATTGAGATGATTGATCGTACTTTGCCAAATGAGACAAGACTATCTCAAAATCAGCGCATTTATATTGAAAATCCTTTTATTTTAAGGGTTTATTGCGAATGGAGCGATAGCCTTACTCCAATAGTGAACGTATCCAGTATCGGGGTAAGTGTCCCAGTTTATACAAATGCTGTTCCAATTATAAATAGTCCTCTAAGTGCTTTCTATAATCATGGAGTGCAATTTATAGTGGATTCTGTAGTGGATTCTACTCATTTAGCTATAGAGAGTGCTAATGGCCTGTCAAATGGTGATACAATTGTTCAAGGGGCAAATACTACAGCAATTATAAGTGTGGTAGATAATAATCATTTGCAAGTTGGATCTACAACAGGTTGGATAGCGGGAAATGCAACGGATACATCAGCTAATTTGCCTTTTAATTATGTTATTTCCGCTTCCAATTCGCCTACTTCCTACTCAGCTACTGGATTACCTACAGGATTGTCTGTAGACGCTAGTAATGGACTTATAAGTGGGATTCCTACACAATTAGGTACTTTCTATGTCACTGTGAATGCTTTTAATGCAGCAGGAGAAGGATCAGGATCACTTACTTTAACTGTTTCTTAATATAGTAGATAAGAATGATTTAAGAAGAAAAAGTATAATAAAAAGACGTATTAATAGGAGTACTACGCTTACACGTAGGATGTTGCTATTTATAAAACAATTTTTGTAACTAAATCGATTTAAAACTTAGTAGTTATAAGGAGCCAAACCATGCCTTCAATTAATGGACAACCAGTTTTACCAGGCGTTTATGATCAGGTACAGCAACAGTTACTTCCTACTGTAACAGGTGGAATTCGTGTTGCCTGTTATATTGGAACTGGTCGATTAACCAATTTAGTAGTTGGTGAAGTAGTTACTCGTGGATCAGGAAATACTGATGCCCTTGCACATACAGCAGTTGCATTGGATGGAACAACTATTACTGATCAGAATTATGCAACTTATAACTTGGGTGTTAGTGCTGATTATGTTCTATCTGGAGGAGGAATTGGTTGGAATAGTGCTGCTGCCCAAATTACAGGAACTACTTCTGCCCCATATGCTGATCAAGATGGAAATACTTTTTCATTTAAGGTTGGGTCTAACCCAATCACTATTGTAACATTCTCTGGAGTGACAACTTCTGTTGCTTCCGTTGTTACTCAGATTAATGCAGCTTATGGTGATACTATTGCTTCAGCAAATGGTGCACATCTTGAACTTAGCACAGGAACATTGACTGTTCCTGTATTATTTAATACGTCAATTACAATTGAAAATGGTACAGCTGCTTCAGCTTTAGGATTTACTCCTGGATCACTAGTATCTTCTCCTTCTCGTCCAGCTCTTGGTGTTAAGTATTATGTAAATTATGAGTGGGCAAAAGCAATTGGTGATGGTCAGAATTCATTTGAACCTCAGTTCTTTTTCGTGCAGAATTTCAGCACAATTACAAATGCAATGGGAACTGTAGGTGGAGGGGATTCTCAGACAGCAAATATGGATGGAGCATGGACTTTACCAGTTGCTGCTCAATTGGCCCAGCAAAATGGAGCGAGCATTGTTTGCTTGATGCAGATGAATCCAGCTGATGGAAGTAATGCTTCGCAAGTTCGTGCAGCTCTTCAAAAGCTTTTCATTCCAAATATTAACATTGTTGTTTCTTTGGATGCTGCTGATAATGCAATGCTCATTCCAGATATTACAGCACATGTGGAGACTGCTTCCAGTACAATTAACCGATTAGAAAGAACAGCATTCATTGGTTTCTTGGCAGGATCAAATCCAAGTGATTCAACAATGCTTGGTTATGCAACGGCTGCTTCCAGTAATCGCGTAGTTGTGGTTAATCAAACGAGCACAGTATATTCAATGTTCATTGGTACTAATCAGACTGCTTCAATTGTTGATGGTACAATGATGGCTTCAGCGTTAGCTGCTCTTCGAACAAATCCAACTTATGATGTAGCACAGCCATTGACAAGAGAAGTTGTTGCTGGTATTGCCACTACAAATACGTTAGCTCAATCGGAGAAAGTAATTCTTTCAAATGCGGGTGTATTAATTGTAGATAATATCAGCGGTTCTCCCAAAGTTGTGTTTGGAACAACCACTGAATTTGATACAATTCTTAATCAGCTCTATCAGGTGACAGAGATTACCGATTATTGTGCTCAAACCCTCCGTGGTCTTCTTGATCCAATTTTTATTGGACAGAAATTGCTTACAAATACTCCTTCACAGGTTGAAACTGTTTCAGGAGCAATTATGCAGACAATTGAAGATGCTAATATTATTGAATCTTTCGTACAACCTTCAGCAACAGTAAATCCATTACAACCTACTCAGATTTTACTTCAGGTAGGTATACAGCCAGTATTAGAACTTGATACAATTCTGATTACATTGGGATTGAATTTAGTATAAGAGATTAGATAAAAAATTTAAAAGATATTTTGTAAAGGAGAATCATCATGGCCGAATTAGGGTCCACCACTGCAAGACTGAGTACTAGCGTTTCACTATTTGTACTTCCAAAAGATTTAAATGCTACCACATTAAATAATCCAGCATCTCTTCTTGCTTTAGCCACATCAAGCACGAAGATTGGTGCTGTTCAATCCTTTACACAAACTCAGCGTCGAAATACTGATTTTCGATTTGAGCTTGATTCAGATCAGCAAGGAAAACCTGTAGAACGTCTTCCAAGAACTGTGGATGAATATTCTCTTCATGCAGATCGTGTGATGCTTTACGCATCTGATGCTTTGGAAATTCTTGGCATTAGTGGTGATGACATAGTAAATAACAATGCTCCACTGGGTTTGCTGAAGCAGGAGATAGCTCCCGCAGGATCAGGTATTCCTACAAAGAGCACTATTTTCACAGGAGTTTGGATTCATTCAGTCGGTGCAACATACAATATTTCTGGTGGAGATTTGCGTGTGCTCGAAGCAGTTGACTTTGGATATACAGGTTCTACTGTTGTTGGAGAACCAGCCTAATAAATAGTAGTTGCAAAGAATGCAAAGATATGATATAATAGTAGTGAAAGATAAGTACAAGGAGCCATATATGGATTTGACCAGCTTCGCCGTTTTAAACCGAGTAGAAAAAGAATTTGAAGTAGTAAATGGGCTTAAGATAAAGATGCATACTTTAAGTGTGCTTCAGCAACAGGCAGCTCTCTCCCAGTTACCTACTTCTCCATTGGGACAAGATCCAGCCCTTCGTGCCGTTGTCCTTCAACAGGCGTTATTGATCTATGCATTAGATTCTGTTAATGGTGAGAAAATTAGCCTCGAAGATGCCACTAAGTTTATTCAAAATCTCCAGGCTCCTATTTTCAATGAGATTTATAATTGCTATGACACTATGGCCCAAGAACAAGATACCACTTTAACTGAGCTTAAAAAAAAAGTAGCGAAATAATCTTCCGCGATCTTTGGGTAGTTGCCAAAGCCCTCCATGTATCTCCTTTCTCTCAAGAAATTTCTAACCTATCACCTGCACAGTATACATGGATTTTAACTAATCATTTTAAAGATCAGGAAGAGGATTTTGAGGCCAATACAAAATTGATTTGTAGATTTTTAAATCCACAGGCAGCAGAAGCAATATTTGACGGCAAGAAAGTAGAAAGGACTGAAAGTACTCCTGATGTGCTCTTTGATAATATGGCAAAAGATTTGAAAGGAAAATATACTCCAGAAGAATTGAAATCTATGCTAGAAGATCCTAAACATTGGGAACAATTAGATCATATTGAAAAGGCTTAGAAATTATGCCAAGAAGATTAGAATTATCTGATAAACATTTTGGTGAACTGATTGTTCAGAAATTTGCCTATATGAAAAATGGTTTTTCCATTTGGAAATGCTTATGTTCTTGTGGAAAAATTATTTTTAGTTCAGGAACTGATTTAAATCAGGGCAAGATAAATTCTTGTGGTCATTTACGAGTTCATATAGAAAATTTGCTTGGCCAAAGATTTGATAAATTAATTATAATTGAATCTGTTAAAGAACGAAATATCTCAAATAAGGTAGTATGGAAAGCTAAGTGTGATTGTGGTAATGTTGTTACTGTATCTGCTGGATCTCTAAAGAGTGGCAAGACAAAATCTTGTGGGTGTATTAGACAAGCTAATACCACAACTTTTAATCAGAGAACTAAAAGAACTCATGGATTTGTTGCTAGTGGTGATAAGTTGCACATTAAATTTTATAAAGTATGGGCATCTATGCTAGATCGTTGTTATAATCCTAATCATCCTGCCTATAAGGATTATGGTGGACGAGGTATAACTGTTTGTGAACGTTGGCATAAATTTGAAAATTTTAGAGATGATATGTGGGAAGTTTATTTAGAACATATTAGGATACATGGTTTGCGAAATACAACTTTTGATCGTTTTCCAAGTGTGATGGGTAATTATGAGCCTTCAAATTGCCGTTGGGCAACATGGGCTGAACAGCAAGGAAATCGACGAGATTCCTCTAAAACAGTAAACTATGATTTGGCTTTTAAGTATAGATCTAAATTAATGCATTTCGTGGATAGAATTTTATTTGAAAAAAGAGAACGATTTTATCCATCTACAATTAAAAAATGCTTAGATATTGTCGGGTGTACTCCTGAACAACTTAGAGAACATATAGCAAAGCAATTTCTTCTCGGTATGACTTGGGATAATCATGGCGTTTATACATTGGATAATCCAAATGTTTGGCAAATTGATCATATAGTTCTTTGTAATATGTTTGATTTATCCATAGAACAAGATAGAAAAGTTTGTTTTAATTATAAGAATTTGAGACCTTGGTGGGGTAAAGATAATAATTGCAGAAAAATTGATTCTTCAGTAATTATGGCAAAGGCTTGATATGGTTATAAAGCAATGTCCTGCTTGTAAGAGACATACTTTTGAATGGATTCTTGAGGACGTTTGGGAATGTACTAATCCAAAATGTGGTTTTAATTCAAATTGTTTTGGATGCAAAACTGGTGAATGTCAACAACAGGCTCGTGAACGAAGGAATTAACCTCTGTTAACATCCCAAATTACCCCTTGACATTGTTATCTTCTCCTGTTATACTGTAGTATGCAACTAATATTCATGTTCTTCTTAGTCGCAGTAATTATAGCACAAACGCTTAATCTGATTGATTGGGTTCTTAAACAATTAGGCTTTTTTAAGACTGATTTCGAGAAAGCTTTAAAACGGGCTGGTTATTCTAAGAGATATTATTATAAAAATTGCTACAAAGATTTAATACTTTTGAAAAAACTTGAAGCAGAATTTCAGAGAATGAAAGATAGTATAAAGGGTTATGGTGGAGAAGCATTTTTTGCTAGGCAATCTGTTGATTTTGATTTAGAGGCTGTTCGTAGGAATATTGAAAGAATAGAGAATCCCATTCGTTATAATTCATTAGAAAGCACAAAAGAAAGACTTAAAAATCTTCATAATTTGATAGTGTAGTTCCAACCTAGTTTCGTTCATTCCGAGGTATAATCCATTGGCAGATCTATTAGGCCCTACGGGGCAACCTTTGCAACCTAATCCTTTTCAGCAGCCACAACAAAATTTGAGTGGTACTGTTTCTGTTAATACTCAACCTGCTGAACGGGCTTTTGCTGACTTGCAGAAGGTCCTAGATGGCTTAATGAAGCAATTTGGAGTCAATTGGGATAAAGCATCCCATGATGGAATGGCTGCACAAGAACGCTTTTGGCACTATATTGGTGATAAGCAGAAAGAGCAAGAACAAGCTTTAAAACGTTATAATTCTGAAGCTATAAAAGGTATCCAAGCTGAAAGAGATGCTGCTATTGCTGCTTTAGATGCTCAAAAGATGGCTGCAGGGGATTTAGCAAGAGAAAAAGATAGAATTGTAAAAGAGGCAGCAAAAAAAGAATTAGATGTTACTGTAGAAACTGAACGTAAGAAAAGGCAATCTACTGGATATGGGGGCATGGTAAGAGGAGCTGGTGATGTCCTATCCAAAGTAGGGGGTCCTCTTGGGGGTATGGCAACAAGTATTGCAAATCTTGTGGCTAATCCAGAAGTTGCTATTCCAGCCACTATTATTGGTTCTTTACTTGAGTTAGCTTCTACTCATGCTAGATTTGCTGAAACTGGTGCAAGGCTTGCTGGAGCAGGATTTGGACTTGGTGCAGGAAATAAGGTTGGAGAAAATTTTGATTTAGGCTTATTTGGTCCTAAAGGTGCTAAAGGATTTTTTGGTGCAGCTCTGTCTTCTGATGAGCAAAGACGTATTATAGCAACTATGGCTGGATCTCGTACTATGATAGATGAGGCACGAGAAAAAGGTGGATTTGGGGCTATTCGTGGTAATTTAGGTTTATTTGCCAATGTTCTCCCCGATGCTGCTAAAGAAATGGAGCTTTTTACTGCAGCTACTAAAGATTTAGGTATGTCTCAGAAAGATATTACAAATACCTTTATTTCTTCTCGTGTGAATTCTGAACGTGTTAAAATAACTCAGTTAGATGCTATTTCAACACAAATGGAGATGCAGAAAGCCCTTCGTAATATTACAAATGATGGACTTGTAGCAGCAAATGTCCTTGGTAATGTAGGTAGCTTTTTAGAACGTATGGGTACTACTAGTGAAGGTGAGCGAAACCGCATGACATTAGGTATAGCTCAAGCTGGAGCTAATCTTTCCTTATCTCAAATTGCAGGTATGTTTGCTTTTACTCATGGAGGCAGAATTCCTAATCCTGAACAAGTATTTGGTGAAGGTGGAGTACTGAAACATGGGGGTGTGTTTGGGTTGATGGGAGGATTTTTACAACAGATTGGAAATCAATTTAAAGATCCTACTCAAAGAATGTTTGCAGCTGATGCATTACGACAGCAGTTCATGCCTAGTCTTCGTTTACAAGATGTTCCTCAATTTTTTAGTATCGCAAATGCCATGCAGCAACGTGGGGCAAATATGGAAGATCTTACAAAGCAATTTGAAGCTTTGGAGAAAAAGACTCCCCAAGTCGCTATGTCAGAGGGTATAAATACTTTAGTCCAAATTGTTGGGCCTATTAAACAGTTAGAAAATGTATTTACCAATTTCTGGACAGCTCTTGATGCAAGAATAAATCGTATTTTGTCCCATTTCCATATGCCTTCTTTAGGTAATTTTATGCCTTTTAGCAAATGGACAGATCCAAATGTTACTCCACATAAGCCTTCAGCGCAGTCAACTAAGTAAAAGGTAATTAATAATGGCTAATATTTATCCTGTTCGTCTCAACAATCTTAATTTCTTTGTGAATCCTCGTAATATGAAGATTACGAAAGCTGTAAGTTTTGGAACGCTTCCAACACAGGGAGGAGTTCAGTATCAGATTTGGTATAATTCTCCAGAAATGCTGATTATGACAGGAGCTTCCGCTGGGCAGACTGCTTACCAGGAACTTTTATTCTTAAAACAACAGTTTGAATCCAATAATAAGTTAAGTACTCTTTTTTATAAAACCCAGTTATATCAAGGATTCCTTACGTTATTAGATGTTGAAGCTTCTACAGCCCATTTGAATGAGTTTACATACACAATAAATTTTCAATTGCTATTCGGACAACAATTTGCTATTGAAGACTTTTCTATTTCTACAACTAATAATGGAGTTATTGAAGGTGCAATTGGTCGATTACAGAATATTTTAAATATTCCACTAAATAAGGCTAGTGCGAATATAACGAATCTATTACAGAAATTCTAATTATGGCACAAAACGATCAGGTAAGCCAAGAATATTTGCAGGTAAAAGTTTTCTTATATAAATACACTCCTGAGTTTAATCCTCAAGCGGGTGTAACATCTTCTTTGTCTACTTTTACACCTTATTCCATTGATCTAGATGACACAAAGTATTTCACAAAGTATGATATCTCCTCATTTTTTGCTTCATATACATTTCAACAGAATATTGATGAAACAACTTATTCTTGGTCTCTAGAATTGATGGATCAGGCATTAAGTAATAGTTTTATTGACACTAAATTAAAAGTTAAACCTCCATCAGGAAGTTCTTTACGAGGAGGATTGTCTTTTTCATTAGACACAAATTCAGGATTTTTATTGTCTGAGTATGAGACTAATGCTAATAATCTTGATAACAATAATAATACCCATGCTATAAGTATTGATAATCTTACGAATCCAATTTTATATGCAAAGAAAAAAAGAGGGGCTACACCAAGTCTTTTAACTGTACAGAATACTAATCTTACTACTGTTTTATCTACAAATCCTGGCTTGAGATTGAGTGACTTAATTCAAGAGTATGATTTTATCTCTGTATTTCTCTATAAAAATCAGACTCCATTAACTAGTATTTGGGGTACTTTTGGTGTAGCTGAATTACAACCAAATAACAATAACCCATTGCAGTTTTTTACATATGTAACTACTTCTGATACACCTGTTTTAGGATTGCAGAATCCAATAGATCCCTATCTTCAGTATGAATCCGTTTTGTTAACTCAGATGCCACCAGCCGCTGGACTTCGCAGTAGAACATTATTTTCAAATGAGTTTAATGGATTTGTAATGAAGAAGAATATTACTAGTACGATTGATCAGGTTGATAGGATTACAATATCTGGAAATGGTTGGAGCAGATTATTTGGATCAACCCGTAGAGCTGTAAAGCCTTCTTTATTTCAAAATTCTTTATATCAGACTGGTCAAGTACTCGGATTACAGGATGTTTCTGCTTTTGAAACGATTTACGCAGGTCAGCCTATTTCTAATATTATTCGTGATTTGTTTGATTTGGTTTATAAAATTGATTTTCAAACGTATACAAATACTTTTGTAAATCCTGCAAATCCTACTTCTGTTGTTCTGAATCCAAATAATTCCACAAATCTTCTCAGTTCAACACAGATTCAGTCAGATTTTTTTGCAAGCCCTTTAGGTAATACTAAACTTTCTCTCACAACATCATCTGTAGCTGCCACTTCAACAACTTCACAATTAATATTGGAGAATAGTTTTTATAATATTACCTCACTGATCGTTGCTAATGCATACCCAGCAAATTTATTTAATCTGCCTCCTTATTTGCTTTCAACGGTAATGAAGCTTAGACCTTTTGCTTATATTGAGCCTTTAGTTGTTCCTGCTTCTGAAAGTTTTATTGAAGGAGCTATTGCAAGTGCAGCGCAAATGACTGCTAATACGCAAACAGGTTCCCAGTTTGCTGTAACTTCAGAAGAAATACAAACGAATGATTTTGCAGTTCAAGTGCCACCACTTACGTTTCAGCAAGTTATTCAGAATTACAATCCTAGTGGCCAGGTGATAAATTACGGTAGTACAAGTCCTGTTTATGTTGAACCACAAGTACAGAATTTGACAGCTTACTTTAAGTTTTTAACTGAAGTTTTTCAAGCTTTTAGTCCTCAGTTACAAACTCCTTATGAAATTTTGGATCAGATTAGAAGTATTTCATTTGTAGAAATTTTTGAACAGCCCAATGGTCAGTTTATTGTAAGATCCCCTCAATATAATAATATGGCTGCATCAGTTACAGGACGATCTGATATAGCCATGATTCGTAGTACCAATTTAAATATCTTATCCTCAAATTATGGAGAAACAGTTGAGAATTTGGTGACAAAATTATTTGCTGGTTATTCTCCTAATATAACACCTATCTCAGTTTTGCAACAGTTTGGATACTGTGATGGAAAGTTGCTAATTCAAAATGGGTTATTAGAAATGACTACTGCAGCAAATCCAAATACTGCAACAGCTTCTTTAACAAATACTTCTACGAATAATAGTAAGACTACAGGTATCTTCGGGTATGCTGAATATTTGATGGAATTATCTAATGCTAAACTTAAGACAGGGGCCATTACTTGTGATTTAGATAATACAATACAAGTTGGGCAAACTTTTATTGATGAGGCACATTATAAATTTGGATATGTTGTAGGGCTTAGTAAACACGTTGTTGCAGCGGGTACAGCTACAATGTCCTTTAATTTATCCTATGTTCGTGATGCAGTTCCTACGTATTCAAATACTAATGCAATTATAGGCATTAATGTAGATCTTCTTCCCGTTTTGACAGATATTGAAAATTCGTTTGCGTCAGGATCTTAACAATGAATGATTATCGTATCTTCCAGGCTCAAATTTTAGCTAAAGATCCAGTCACTCCACGACAGTATTCAGTGGTTGAGATTCCTAATGGGCAGAAATTGGTTGGAGTGCAGCTTGGAAATGCTTTAAAAGATCAAAGTGCACCTCTTCTTGGTAGTCTTGTTCTCGTATTGCAATTGGATGCTTATCGATCTTATATTTTAATGGTATTAAGAGAACCATATAGTTTTCTTTCTACTAATAATCAATATGCTGGATTTATTCCTTCTACAGGAAATGTTAGTCAGGATATTGCCATTGGAGCCAATCCTATTCAAGATGGTGAGATTTTCATGGAAGCAACTGGTCCATCATCTCCCACAGGACAGGGTATTCCAGGATTTGGTGCTCATTTATATTTAGGAAATAATGGTGTTGCTCAAATTGAATCGGGAAGTATGAGCGAGAAGCTTATTATTGGTGGGGAAGGCTCATCAGATGATCATGAGGTAATTCTTACAGCTGATAATGGTTATTTTGAATCTAATAGTGGAACTGATAACATACAAAGTACCTTTAATTATACAACAAACTCTCTAACTGGTCTTACAGAAGGACTTCAAGTAGCTACTCAGATTTCTACACCAACTGGAACTACTTCAATAGAAATTCCTATTTGTCAACTTACAATGGATACAATAGGAAATATTTCTCTTAATAATACAACTTTAGGTACTGGTGTAAGTTTAGCATCTTTGAAATTAAATACATCTGGAAATGCAGCTTTAGTAGGAACTACTATTTCTTTGAATGGCGGTACTGAAGGTGTGGCACGATTAAAAGATTTGACAACTTCGAATTTAACGATTGATCCTGTTTTTTGGCCATTGATTACAGCTTTACAAGCATTTTTTACTTCATTAGCTTCTTTTCAAGGTGGAAGTCCTGTTCTTCAATCACAACTTGGCGCATTAGGGGCAGCATTTTTAGCTCAAGTTCCCATAGTACCAACTTCTTTAACAAGTCAGATAAGTACATCAAGCGTGTCAGTCACAGCAGGTAATTAAAATGCCTACTCCTACTCAATCTCTTACTACTCAATTAGGTGCCTGTGCAATTTCGTTTATTAAAGCAGTGCTCTGTGGTAACTCAGTGTTACGTAGCACCTTTGAGACCTTTTTGAATAGTCAAATTTTAGCAGCTGATGCTGAGATTGCAATATTAGGAGCACAGTTGCAGAGACTTGATATTTTGAATGAGTTTGCTATGTTAGAGATTCAAACTTTGGCAGCAGTACAAAATAAGATTCAATCTTCTCTTAATGTAGTTCTTGGCCCGATGGTAGGGGCAGCAACTTGCCCAGTTATAAGTCAGTTTATTGCTCAAGCAGAGAGTGGTGCTACGACTAAAGCTTTAGCAGGACTTCAGAATCTTATAAGGACATACAACCGCAGAGCCTACGTCGCTACAGCTATTTCTAATAAAATAAAGAGTTTACAAAATTTTGTTAATCAAGCTCAGTTGTTTCTTACTGCAATAAATCAAATTTGCGGTTCTTAAGGAAAAAATATGTCAGATCTTCAGCTAATTACAATTCCTATTCCTGGACAGCCTGAGTATCCACCTCAACAGGTTCCTGGTCCATTTTTTGGCGAGCAGACCAATGATCTTGTTATCGATTCTTCAAACGATTTTGCTCTTGTATCTGGATTGCAGGAAACAGTTCAGGATGTTCAGAAAATATTACTCACAGAACAAGGTACACCTATTACTCTTTTTCCATTATATGGTACTACACTACAATCATTAATTGGAAATAAGGTAAATCCAAATACAATCTCAGGATCTGTGCAACAGCAAATCACTCAAGCTCTTCAGGTACTTTATTTGCTTACGCAGAATAGAAGTAATCCTGCAGAAATTGTGCAGACACTTTATTCGTTAAACGTATCGCTTCAAAGTGAAACAAATATAGCAGCTCTTCTCACAGTTATTGCAATGAATAATGAAGAAATTACTACTGGTGTTAATGTAGGTAGTATATAAGGAATAATTTATGGCTCTCCCAACATTTTCGCAAATTGTCCAGTCAATGCTATCATTTTTGCAGATATCAAGACCTGATATCAATACTAACAGTGGGACCGTGGTAAACGATGTAGTTGTATCTACTGTAGCAAATCAGCTATCTGCACAAAATGGCACAGATCCTTCTGTATATTCCTCATTGCAGTATGTTCAAAATTTGCAAGCCTTTGTTGAGAATGCTGATACTATTCTTCCAGCTGATTTAGATAATATTGGCTTAAATTATGGATTAACTAGAAACCCAGGTACTCAAGCAACTGAATTTATTACATTAAGAATTAGAAGCTATACAACTTCTTCTCCAATTATTACTGTTCCCTCTGGAACAACTGTTTCTACTTTGTCTACTTCTGCTGTTCCAGCTGTTTCATTTTCTACAACAGCTACAGTAACTTTTACTCCTTCAAATGCACCTAGCTATTATAATCCAGTCTCTGGTTACTACGAGCAGATTGTAGGAATTATCTGTCAAACAATCGGTACAGTCGGGAACGTTGGGGCAAATACAATTGTATCTCTTGTTGGTCCTGGTCTTGGTATTGATGCTGTTACAAATCAAGCGGCAACCAGTGGTGGAACGAATATTGAATCTAATGTTCAATTTGCTGCTCGTATACAAATAAAGCTCGAAGGTAATAACGTTGGTACTCCCAATGGAATTATTTCCCTTATGGAGACCAATCCAAATGTTATTCAGGCTCTTATTGTAGGTCCCAATGATCCTAATCCACCATTACGTAATCAATATGGTGGTTCTGTTAATGTTTATATTCGAGGACAAGTTCCAGTAACGGTGACAGCAGAACAATTTACTTATTCTACCACTGGAAGTCAGCAATATGTTCTATTAAATCAGCCAGCTTTATCTGTTGGTTCTGTAACAGGTATTGTGGGTGGAAATCCTTATACATTTATAGTGAATACAGATTATCAATTTATTTTAAACCCAAATCTTCTATATGCAGGAAGTACTGAGGCAGGTAGCTATATTGTGTTTGGAAGATCTACTTATTTTACTATTACTTCAGTAACAGATGGAACTCATTTGGTGGTAAATACAACAAATGGTATGAATTCTGGGGATACAATTGTACAAGGAGCATTTTCCACTACTATTTCTTTTGTTACAGATTCTACTCATATTGTTGTAGGTAATACATCTGGATTTATCGCTGGATCTGCTTCGTTTACAGGATTTAGTCCTGATAATAATACTGTGGTTACAATTAATTATACTTATGATAGTTTGATTGCTACACTTCAAGCTCTAATTGATAATAATTCTAATCATATTGTTGGATCAGATATTTTAGTGGTTGAAGCTATTGAAGCTTTTATTTCTTTTACTGCAGGAATTTTTATTGTGCCAGGATACGTTTCAGGTACAGTAGTTTCAAATGTTCAGACGGCGTTATCAACATATATAAATGCTCTTGGTCTTGGGGCAGATATTGTATTGAGTGAACTGGTTGCTATCGTTCAGGATGTACCAGGAGTTTCAGAAGTGGATCTTACAAGTTTGATTTTGCAATCTACAGAAAATGGTGTAACAACTACTGTCCCTCCTGGACAGCAGATTTCCGTCGGGAATGAGGCGTATCCAGTTACATTTAGTCTTACAATTACCGTAGAAGGATAAAGGATATTATATGGCAGGAATAGTTCCCCAAGATTTGCAATTTTATCGAACGTCACAAGACGGAATTTATACTTTTTCTTTTGGATTCTTGCCTTCCGATATTTCTCCATCTTTGGCTACTGCCCAATTTGCTTTGGAACTTGATACAAGTCCTACATTCACATCTCCAAATCTTGTTACTTTTACTAGTAGTCCTTTGACAGCTATAACGTTTCAAAATGGCAATGTTAGGAAGGGTTTAACAGTTCCTGTAGCTGCTCGTATAGATGATACGATTCAAACTTGGTATGCTAGAGTTCAAACTACTTTTCCTTCGGTTTCTAGTTGGTCATCTACATTAATTTGGGTTATTCCTCCCAGTGTTCAGCAATCTACCGCTGAGGCTTTAATGGAATCTTTACCAGATTATCACGTATATGGCAAAGGAGATCTTTTAAAGCCTGTATCACAGCGTAATACTAACCTTTGGGTTGTAGAGAATATGTATGGTAATCAATTAGATCAAGTTTATTATGCTACTTATCTTACACAGACAGATAACTTTTTAGCGTTATGTGTAGATGAAGATTTATATGAAAATTTTGGTGTAAATTTTAATTTTCCAAAGCCTAATAGTATGCAGTATGTGGATTATCGTTGGATTTTACAGAATCTATATTTGGCTTCTTTAGTAGGTGGAACAAATGAGGCAGTTATATTAACAATCCAATCTTTTACAGGTGTTCCACCAATAATTACAAATATTCGTGATATAAATAATTTTATTTTAACAACAACTCAAGATGATCCTGTTATTCCTACAGGTCCTCAAACTAAATTTTATACTTCAACTCCATTTATTGATTCTACCTTAGTTGTAGAGGATCTTACAACTGGGCGGCTTCTTGTTCCAAGTAGTGCTTATACAACAGATGGTGCTCGTGGATTTTGGACAATGAATACAGCAACAACAGATACGCTACAGGCTATATTCGATACAGGCAGTCCTATTAAAATATTTGATGCTTTGCAAGGAGCTACAGCTTTAACAGGACTTGTAACGTTTGCAAATGGTAGTGCTACTGTAACAGGTAGTGGAACATTATTTTTATCACAACTTGTAGTTGGACAAGAAATTACAGATCCTAATGGAATTTATTTAGGAACTATTCAATCAATCAGTTCTAATATCTCTTTAACATTAACAGAATCCTGG